GCAACGCCGACGAAAACAAAACAAAGTGGCCGAGTAGCTCAGTTGGTAGAGCAGGGGATTGAAAATCCCCGTGTCGGCGGTTCGATTCCGTCCTCGGCCACCATAAATTCAAGGGTCTGCAGAAATGCAGGCCCTTTTTATTTCAGGACTTGCACCGTTTTTGCACCACTTCCCAAGGTCGGAAGGCGAGCTGCATCCAGAGCCAGATGCTCCGGTGACAGATGCGAGTACCGCAGCACCGATTGGTACGAGCGCCAGCCCCCGAGCTCCATCAGCGCCCGCAGGCTCGTTCCGGCCATCACATGCCAGCTAGCCCAGGTGTGCCGCAGGTCGTGCCATCGCAGAGGCTGGATCTTCGCCCGGCGCTGTGCCGCCTTGAACCCGTGGTTGTTGCCCCGGATGTACGGGTGGCCGTCCTCGTTCGGGAACACCCAATCCTTGTTCTTGCCTTTCTGCATCTCCAGCACCTTCATCGCCTGGTCGTTCAGAGGTGCGCCGATGGCGCGCTTGCCCTTGGCGTGGGGGGCCGGAATCCAAGCCACTCGCCGAGGCAGGTCAACCCGCGACCATTCCAGCCGCAGCACGTTCTGCTCGCGCCATCCGGTAGCCAGTGAGAACAGGTAGGGTGCGCGCAGGTGGTCCGCGAGCTCATCGAACAGGCGCTCGGCCTCGGGCCTGGTGAGCCACCTGTAGTCCTCTTTCGGCTTGCCGTTTTCTTGCAGCTTGATCGACGGGACACGGTCGATCCACTCCCACGAATGGGCTGCGCGCAGGATGGTGCGGACAAGGGCCAGCATCTTCTCTGCAGTCGATCGCGACGTGGTCCGGGCATCGTCCTGGCGCTTGTTCTTCTTGACCTTTGGCTCCGCCATGCGTGCCGACAGCAACCCAGCGATTACGTCCGAGGTGATTTCGTCGAGCATCAGGTGACGCAGATGCGGGTCCAGCCAGCGGAGGTTATGCAGGTCCTTGCTCAGGCTCCGCTTATCCTGCTTGTCCGACAGCCAGCGGGTGACGGCCTCGGGCCATGACCGCCGAGGCTTCTCGCCCAGGCGATTTACGCGGTACGTTTCCGCGTGGAGCTTCGACGCCCACTCGACGGCAAGGTTGCGGTCGGAAGTCCCAGTGCTTCTAAATACGCGCTCACCGCTGGGGTCGGTGTAACGGATGTAGATGATGCCTTTTTTACCTCGGGCAACGAGGGTGTAGGGGCTTCTTGCCATTTCTCACCAGCCAGATACGAGTCGAGTGCTTGTTTGTTGAACTTCCAGCGGCCGCCAACCTTGCGGCCCGGCGGATGGTTCTTTGTGCGCATGAGCCGCGTCAGGGTGACAGGGTGCATGCGTAGATGAGCTGCGGCTTCTTTCAGCAGCAAGTTCTCGCTCATTCAGTGTCTCCTACCAGCGCCGCGCGGGCGCCGTTGTTGTGTCGCTCAAACACGACTCACCTCCTGATACCGCTTGGCGCTACGATCCGCGCCATGGCGAAGAATCCCTATATCAACCAGACCCGCTCCGAGCTGTTTGACTCTGCGCAGAACCGCGCCGGCAAGTTGCTGGACGGCCCGCACTCCGACACCGGGCACCTGCTCCTGGCCATGGCTATGGAGCTCCACACCTCCAAGATGGCGACGCGAGGGCCGGGCGGCCAGTTGAAGGGCTCCGGTAGCCTGGTAGACGCGTACGGTCCAAGGCTGGAGCTGCTGCTGCGAAATGCTCGCTACGAGGTGCTGCGCGACGCGGCCGACGCGGTGCTCGGTGCTGGCGCGGAACGCTGGCTGAGCCCGGGCTACTACACAGGCAGCCCCTACGAGCGCGGCATTGAGTCGGATGCCGGCCTGCTCGAAGTGCTGGCCGAGCTGGAGCTGCTGAGGAAGCGATAGCTCGCGCATCGGTAGCACCGTTCCGGGGGAAGTTGTGCATTGAATGGCCCGGTTGACATGAAAGGATGAACGCGTGACGCTCTCCAATGAACTCGAGACGACGGAGTCGGGATGATCAGGTACGTCGAAGGCTGGCAGTTGCACGCGTATGTTGAGCACGGGGTTGAAGGGCCGGGAGATCCTATGATCTCGGCTAGGCATTTGGCTCAGGATGTTTTTGTGGTTCATCGATACGACTCGATCCATTTCAACTCCTCGCTGGAGGCGACGAGTTACATTGAAGATCAGCTGTTCGCGGTGACCGGCGTTAGCTCCGACGGCACGCTGCGGTTCTAGCTCACGCATCGCTCGCCTCCTGCGGGCTGTCTTTGCCAACGCAGTCCGCGTCGCACCAGGGTTCGCCGCAGTGAGGGCAGCCGGCTTCGTCAGTGAGCTCTGGCACACAGTTGTGGCAGGCATGCTGACTACCGTGCCAAGTGCCACAGCTACTCCAGCAGAAGCCTTGGCCGCAGGTCTTGCAGATCCCGGCATCGCTCAAGTCCAGGTCATCGTCGCAGACGGCGCAGAGGCCGATTGGCATATCTCGGGCCATCACTTCACCCCCTGCGGGCGGGCGGCGAGACGCTCCAGCAGATCGGCGTACTCGGCCAGCAGGCCTGCGGCCACGCCATGCCCCTGAAAGTGCGGCTCCGTGGCTTGTGGACCATAGGCTTCTGCCCAGTAGCGGACATGATCGACGGGCGACAGTGATCCGAACCCCGCCGGCGCGGCGCGCAGGGCGGCGGTGATGGCGTCCAGAGTTGCTTGTTCGCTCGGGTTGAGGTCTCCGCCACAGCCGACGTGATAGGCGTATTCGTGCTGCCCGACCTTTCGCAAGGCGTCGCTCCACAACTCCCTGGCGCGCTGCTGGTCATCAATCATGGCGACCTCCCCGTAGCTGGCGGCGTGCTTTCTTGCCGTATGGCTTCGGATCTCGCTCGATGCGGCTGAA